CGTCCCCGCTTCGTCCTCGCAGCGTAGGCGGAGCCGGAGCGTATCAGGAAATCCGCGGGGCGTTTAGCCCCGCGGCACATAAAAAAAATTCAAATAGGAGAAATTATGCAGACAGGTAAAGTTTTAAGCACAGCGGATGTAAAAAAGATTTTAGCAGAGTATTTTCATGTGAGCGAGGATAAGGTCCTTCCTCTAAAATACAGCTTTGTAATTCTTGAAGGAAAGGAAGAAAAATGAGTATTCCTAGCGGTTTAAAAGATCTTAGCAAAATGGAGTTCTATAAAAATGCAGTAAGAGTCCGAAAACTTATAGACCTATGGTTAATCCGTGAATTCGGAATAAAAAAGAATCCACGCAGTATAAAACAAGTCGCAAGAGGAATAAATGAAAAAGATCAGAGGATTGTAAATGAAATATATGAGAAATATGGAGTCAATCCAAACAAATCTTATAATTCTGAATATCCGGAATGGTATCTCGATGACGAGAAAAAGCTTTTAAAAGGATATACAAACCGACTTGTTTATTATCTTGTACAGGCAAATAAATTACATCCACAGCATGAATTCGAGTGGGAACAGAGGAGAAAAGCACAGAATGAAGCAATAGGCATAGTTCAAAATATTTATGTCGAAATAGAGCATATAAAGTCAATGTTTTCTGTGAGCCTTAAATTTACAGAAGACCTTATAGATGCTCTTGATCGAGAAGAAGATTTGATAAAAGGCTGGAGACAGTCAGACAACAAGAGGAGAAAAGATAAGGGTTCGGCTTGATAGCGTCTGCTTGGGCGTTCTGCAATGTGAACAACAATGGCAATGCCAACTACACCAACGCGAGCAATTCGAACAATTTCGTTCGTCCCCGATTTGAAATCGTGTGTATAAGGAAAATATTTCCACACACAATAGCGAAGGAAGCCGAATCCTTGCCGTAAAAGGTAAATATGAAAGATGATGTGATTTGATTCGTCAAGTATCACTATAAACATTTTTCCATTTTGTATTATGACAGATTTTGAAAAACTTTGTGATTTAGATAACCTCTATGATTCTTTCCAGAAGTGCAAAAAGGGTACGGACTGGAAAGCAAGTGTGCAGTATTATGAATCTAATCTTATAAAAAACATCTACACTTTAAGAAAATCTTTAATCGATGGAACTTACAGACAAAAACCGTTTTTTGAATTTACATTGAGCGAAAGAGGAAAAACTCGCCACATAAAAGCAATGAATATAAACGATAGATTGCTTCAAAGGAATCTCTGCGACAATGTTTTAAATCCAGCACTGTCAAAATATTTAATTTATGACAACGGAGCCAGTATTAAAGGTAAAGGAATAGAGTTTTCGCGAAAAAGATTAAAAGTTCATCTCGAAAAATATTACAGGTCTCATGGGAATAAAGGTTATGTGCTTTTAATTGATTTCTCAAAATATTTTGACAATATCCCTCATGAGCTTTTATGCAGAAAACTTGCAGGAAAAATAAAAGACGAAAGAATTAATTCACTTACCTCTTACTTAATTTCAACCTTTGGTGAAAAGGGAGTCGGAATCGGAAGCCAAATTTCACAGACAGCAGGCATTTTCTACCCTACCGAACTTGATAATTTCTGCAAGATTGTAAAACGGTGCAAATACTACGGACGATACATGGATGACACTTATATCATTCATGGAGATAAAGCATTCCTGAGAGGCCTTTTGAAAGAATATCAGGTAATAGCTGAACAATTAGGCATTATTATCAATAAAAAGAAAACTCAAATTGTGAAACTGGAAAAAGGATTTAGTTTTTTAAAAATGCGCTATTTAATCACAGATACCGGAAAAATTATAGTAATACCTTGCAGGAAAACAATAACACGAGAAAGACAGAAACTAAAAAAAATATCAAATCTTATGAAGCAAAAGAAAATGACTGTAAATCAGATAAAAGAACAGTATAAAAGCTGGAGAGGGAATATCACAAGGTTTAACAGTTATAAAAGTGTCAGGAACCTTGACACTTTGTATAAATCAATTATAGGAGAAGGAAAAAATGAAAAAACAAATACAAAAAGACAACATTGAAAGTGAAATCAGAACACTTATTTCAAGCCTTGATGGCCCATTGTCACCTATCGGAGATTGGAAAATCATCAAAATATACGAGGCCCGATTAAAAGGGGAACAAGACCCTTATGATTATGATGAGCTCTCAGCAGAACGCCAGAAAGTAAGGGATAAAATCAATAAGCTGCAAGAACAGCTTGAAAAACTTTAAAAGGACGAACGCATATTTATATTAGGTTTTCTTTGCGGCATAATATTTATCCCCGCAGTAGTTTTTATCATCTGCTTAGTGGAAGCTATTGTTGAAAACTAGAAGAAAAATGACTGTAATTATATGAAATACATTCTAAAACGAATAGCCTTAAAGCTAACAAGCGTAAAGAATCAGCTAACCTATTGGAGCTGTTTCCTAATTACATACATTGTTGTAACAAATAAGGTTGATTTCTACGGAATCGCACTTGCTCTCTGTGGAATAGCATTGAGTTATTTTGCGGTTTCGGAGATACAAAAACATATTGAAAGCAAGAAAGGTGATAAAATTGAATGAAAAATTTAAATTGTTTTTTACGAAAGCAGGTCTTTATATGTCTGCTGTTTTTATTTTCTTACTCGGAATGTTTTTCGGAAAACACTTTCAAAATAAAAGAATCGGAACTGAATCAGATTTTGGAAGAAACGAAAAATTTGACGAAAATTGTGAACGAGCAGAACAATCAGCTCTTACAATATCAGAAATTATCAGCCGAGTTAAGGAACGAGGTGGAAAATCAGAAGAGGAAAACACAGATGTATAAAAACCTTGCAGTTGCTGGATGTATTTCAACGGGTGCGCTGGGAGGTATAATTTATTTTTATACCATGAAATGACAAAGAACTGTGACATAGAAGTGTAGCATAAAACAATATTTCTATATCATTCTAAATAATGTTAGATATAACAAAAATAATATAGAAAATCTGTATCTAGTTGCAATTTATAGCAATATAACGATATAATAATAATAGATATCGTTGTATATCATTATATAAGCGACCGGGCAGGAGGTTCGCAATCAAAGGGTGGCCGGTTCGAGTCCGGTCGTCTCCAACTCTTTAAGCCCTTGCTCCATAAGGTTTTATGACAAGGCAATTCTTCCTCTTCAAGCGGGTCGCTTGCCATTTTTTTTAAAGTGTGACATAAAAGTGTAGCATAACTTCTCCATTACACTTTTTCCTGCACACAAATAGGATTCTCTCTCCTTATGGCAGTTCGTAAACTCCCGTTCTCCCTGTCAAAACGGTCATCTAGCCGTTTTTATTATGTTCGTTTCAAAGATAATGAAGGAAATTATCTTTCCGCCATTTCCACGAAAGAAAGCGACTATAACCGGGCTGTTAAGGTCGCATGGCAGTGGTATGCCTCTGGCGAAATTTCATCAAAAAAACACTCAAAAAAACTTAACGAAAAATCCTTCTTACAAATTCTTCGCAAGTCATTTATAACTGAAGAAGAAGCTCCGGAAATTTTAGAGCTCCTTAAAAAAAGAGGAATCCTCAAAAGTTATGTGCAGGCAGGTGCAAAAAATGACATCTTGTTGAAAAAATTTCTGCTTAATTTCTGGGATTGGGAAAAGTCAGAATATATCCGTGAAAAACTCCGTAGTGAAAAAAGTATAGGAAAAACACACTGCCTCACATGTTTCCATTATGTGCGTGATTACTGGATTCCATTTTTCGGGGCCAAATTACTAGGAGAAATCAGTCGACAGGATTTGAAAAAGTTCCTGGACCATATACAGGAACTAAAGCGCAGCAATTCTGCTAAGAATCAGATTTGGCTTGCTGGAGCACAGGCTTTGCGTTGGGCTTATCACAATGAGTTTATTGAGCGGGACATAACAGCGGGTTTAGGTGGATTTTCAGGAAAGAAAAAGCGTCGTGAAATTCTTACCCCAGAACTTGTGAAGGCTCTTTTTTCCGTTGATTGGAATGATCAAAGATATAAACTCGCAAACCTTCTCGCAATGTGCACCGGATTGCGTGCAGGCGAAATCAGGGCATTGCGCAAATGCGACCTAGGGGAGTCATGCCTTTATATCCGGCATTCATGGAACGACATCGAGGGGTTGAAATGCACTAAGAACGGAGAGGATAGAATCGTGCGGCTGCCGTTTCCTGGACTTTCCAAAAAGCTCTTGGAGCTTGCCGAATCAAATCCTTATTCAGCCGATATGGACGCATTCGTTTTCTTCTCGACAATTCCAAATAAACCTATCGAATCAAGATGCTTTCTTTCTTCACTCCATTCTGCATTAGAGAAAATCGGGCTAACAAAGGAAAATGCAAAAAAATATTGTTTCCATGCCTGGAGACACTTTTTTGCATCCTATATGCGTGACAAAGTGAGCGAGAAACTTTTGCAGAGCCAGACGGGACACAAGACACTTGCGATGCTGGAGCACTATTCAGAACATAAAATCAGCGGAGACGACGAAAAGATTCAAAAAGCACAAATGGAACTTTTCGGGGAAGTAGTGGGAAACACAACTATTGAATTTACACCTCAAAAACTCTACCAAAATGTAAAAATCAAGGAAATGGATAAGACAGGCTTATATGAGCACTCCCGGCAATTCAGGTGAAAAAATGACTGTATTCATAAAACAGGAGGTTCTATGAACAACAGGCTTTTATGGCAACGAAGAATCAGAAATTATGCGGGATTGCTCGGAGCTTTGCTTCCGTGGCTCTCACTTTTTTCTGCATGGCTCTACGGTGCAGTGTCGGGCGGCCTTACTTCGAGCTTTTGGAGCGATTTTTCAATATCAGCAACTTATTATTGTTCGCCAGCTTTGCCGGGGATATTGACGGCGGCAAGCATCGTTTTAATGTGCTATGACGGGTACAGTAAAATTGACAATATTGTGACGACCGTTTCGGGGCTTTTCGGTCTTATGATTGTCCTTTTTCCGTGCAAGTGCTCTCTGTCCACTGCGTATGTCGGCTTCTTTCAGCTGCCTGAAAATGTATCGAGTGCAATTCATTGTACGGCCGCAGTCATATTCTTTTGTCTTCTTGCGTTTAATTCTCTGTTTCTTTTCACGATGTCACAAGGGCAGAAAACAGAGAAGAAGAAACTTCGGAATAAAATATACATAATCTGCGGAATCGGAATGCTTTGCGCAATGATTTTAATGCCGTTGAGAATTAAATTTCCGGCAAAAACCTGGTGGGTTGAAATGATAGCGCTTTCTTTCTTTGGTATTTCATGGCTCACCAAAGGCGGAGCATTTAAATTCCTGAATGACAATGAATAAAAAAACCGCCCAGGAGATGAAGAGAGGGCGGCGTTTCTGAAAAAGAGAAATTCCGAAAATGAAGATAATTAAGGAATAATATCTGAAATATAACCTATTTTTTGAAAATTCTCAAGATGACTGTATAAGCATGGAGTACATATTCTTTCTAAAAGGTGAGGTGCCGGCGAAAAAAAACAGCCGGCAAATGCTCCCGAATAAAAAAAACATACCTTCAAAAAACTATCAGAAATGGCATGAAAACGCACTTTTTCCGCTTATTTTTCAGCGAAATTCTCAAAAAATTACAAAATCTTTGAATTGTCCGTTGCGGGTTGAAATAACTCTTACTCATGGAGATTTAAGGCGCAGGGACGGTGATAACGGTGAATCTTCAATACTGGATACCTTGAAGGATGCCAAAATAATCGAGGATGATTGCTGGCAGATATGCAGGAAAGTATCTGTCGAGAATCTTTTCGAGAAGGGAAAACCGTCTGTAACAATCAGAATCAGTGAATACTAAAAATGACTGTAAAAGTATGTGGGAAGCAATCGAAAAAATCTTGACTGACAAAAACTCGTGGCTCTTGCTTTGCTTTGTTTTTGTAGTCATTGTCATTTTCATTCATGAAGTAAGAAAAGGTTTTTTTTCTTTCAGCTCGAATTCCCTGAGAATCGGCAACGGAGAAAAAGAAAGGAACATCATAAGGCAGCAAGTGGAGTGGGCGCATATTTATATCATGTCGCTGGAATCGAAAATCACGCCTGCAACAAATCAATACAATGGGTATTTCACGAAATTCATTCTTGAGAGAGTTTACGATGAAGTTGTGGATTGGGTGACGTTTAATCATTTAAATCTGAATTCCGCATATATCGAAATAAAGCAGGAAAAAATATGTGCCTTGGTATATAGCCTGCATGTAAAGCCTGAATTCCAGACGAAAGAATTTAAACAGCGGATGAACAACTGGACCAGGGAAATAATTGAGGGATTAGTCAGAATCCGACAAATCTATAAATAGCGAGGTAAAAAAATGAAAAATCCGCAGACAAGGGCAGAAATCATCGGGAAATATGGCTGTCTTGCTATGTGTTACCTGTATTGCGTTGGCATCTGCCCCGAAACCGAGGGCGAAATGATTAAACATATCTCAGCAGCAATGGACAAAGGCCTGCTCGATGAAGAATGCACGGTTTTAAGTGCCTCAAAACTTTTAGCACATTTCACGGGCAAAAGTTTTTATGTTGAAAAAAAAGCAGTTTCGGACATCAAGAAAATAAAGGATGCAACTCCGGTCCGATTCACTTACAACGGGAAAGGGCATTGGGTTGTAGTGGAGAACGGAAAGATCGTTTTTAATTCGATTGCAAATTCAGCCTGTGTTCAAAACGGAAAGCCGGACACAGCCCGCGTAATCACGCTTTTGTAGCCTGTAAAAAATGACTGTATCTGTATGAAATTTTTTGGATTGGAACTGAGAAAAGCCCCTAAGGTAACGGTAAAGAACGACACGAGTACCGTTCCAAACAGCAAGTATGATTACGGAAATATTTTCGTATTCTCACCATATATGAGCGTTGGTGAAATGCTGGCAAACACAACGCTTGCGAGCTGCGTTTACATCATCGCTGATGCCGTGGCTTCCCTTTCCTTTGTCGTGTACAGGAACAAGGACGACAGCCGAGAGCGTGCCACGGACATGCCGCTTTACAGGCTTTTTGCCCGCAGACCGAACGAAAACGACACGCCTTTTATTTTCAAGAAAAAGATTCTCCTGCACCTGCTCCTGAAAGGCAACGCTTTTATTTTCGTGGAGCGTGACAGGAATTTCCAGCCGACCGCCCTCTATACGCTTGACCCTTCATCAGTGGAAATCAAGAAAACGAGCGAGGGAGAAGTTTATTACCTTTACCATGCGGACGGAAAAACCTACAAATACAACCGCGACACAATCCTTCACATTCCGGCAATTCGCTATGACAGGCTCCGGGGTTTTTCTCCGATTGAGTATGCCACACACTCGGCAAAAACTGGGCTTGAGCTCGACGAATACACCTACAATTATTTCGACGGTGGAATCCATTCTAAAATCATGCTTACAGTTCCAAAGGAAGTGACCACATGGACAAAAGCAGATTCCGATCAGCTTATTGCACGCTTCCTTGAAACATACGGCGGAAAGGAAAACGCAAACAAACCTCTGATCCTTAACAAAGGTCTTACGGGGCAGCCGTTGAACCTCGCGGGGAACGGAGACAGCCAGCTTGTGGAGCTCCGCGCCTTCTCGGAGAAGGAAATCGCAAAAATCTACCGCGTACCTCTTTTCATGCTCGGCAAGGATTCGGCGAAGTTCACGAACATGGAGCAAATGAATACCTTCTTCCTTCAGCAGACCCTCACGCCGTGGCTCGTGCTTCTCAATCAGTATTTTTCAACGCTCATTCCTTCCTGGATGCAGGACGACTACTATGCGGAATTTGATCCGAACACGATCCTGAGGGCGGACGCTAACACAAGGTTCAACAACTACATCAAGGGATTCAACAACGGAATCTACACGCTCAATGAAATCCGAAAGATGGAGAATCTTCCTAAGATTGATGAGGATTTCGGAGACAAGCACTTCCTTCAGCTCAATATGTCCCCGATCAGTGACATCGAGAGCATGGAAGACAAGGAAAACGGGAAAAATCCTGATTCAGACAATCAGAATAAGAACAATAATAATGAAGGAAAAAATGATAATTCAGAATCAGAAAATGAAGATTCTGAATAAAAAATGACTGTATATGCAGGAGAAAATAAGCATGGAGACAGAAATCGAGAAGCTCGCAAAAAAAATAAACGCTGGCCGTCAGTACCGCGCAATGACGCTGAAGCCGGTTGAAAAGACCGAATCTGAAAACAACACCGAAGAATCTTTCATCGTTGAAGGCTATGCAACTACCTATAACGAGCGTTACACGCTCTTTGATTTTGATGAATACCGTTTTGAGGAACAGGTTGACCCGCACGCCTTCGATAAATGCGACATGAGCGACGTAATCATGCAGTTCGATCACAGCGGCCGTGTATTCGCAAGGACCTCAAACAATACCCTCGGAATGATTTCTGACAATCATGGTCTTAAAATCCGTGCGGATTTGTCCTCTACGGCTTTGAGCCGTTCGATGCACGAGGACATCAAGGCGGGGCTTGTCACAAAGATGTCTTTCGGATTCGCCGTGCGCGGTGACAGAATCGAGAAGACACAGGACGAGAACGGAAAAAGAGTTTACATCCGTACAATTACGGACATAAGCAAATTATACGACGTTTCAGCCGTATCGTTACCTGCAAACGACGGCACGGAAATTTCAGCCAGAAGCTGGTGCGAGGGAGTCATCGCAGAGCTTGAAGCGGAGCGACTTAAGGCTGATGAATCTGAGAAACGTAAGAAAATGGAATCGGATGAACGCGAGCGAAAACTTGCGTTGCTCGAATTTGAATTGAACTAAAAAGAGGTTTTACCCTATGAACAAAAAGGAACAGCGCGCCAAACTTATAGCTGAACTCCGTGCGATGCACGAGCTCGCACAGAAAGAAAACCGCGCTTTTACAGACGATGAGAGCAAGGCTTTTGCTGAAAAAGAAGCAGAGGTCCGAAAACTTTCTCAGGAAATTGCAGCCGAAGAGCGTGAAGCTCTTCTCAAAGGCTTTACAACTGAGCTTCCAAAAACAGAAGGCGAAAGCCGCGGTGAAGTTTCAGACAAGATGAAGGAATTCCGCAATTACCTTCTCAACGGCGAAAAACGCGACATTTCAGTCGGTTCCGGCGGTGGCGCACTCTCTCCGCAGGAGTTTGTCGCTGAAATCATCAAGGGAGTGGAGAACGATTCTCCATTGTACGGCCTTGTCCGCAAATTCCCCCTCAGCGAGGCAAAATCTCTCGGCGCTCCTTACGAAGCCGCTGATGCAAGCGATGCCTCTTGGACGGCAGAAGTTCCTGTGTCTGACATCACTGCTGATGCAACACTCGCTTACTCTCTCCGTGAGCTTTCTCCGAACACTCTGGTTAAGCTCATCAAGATTTCTGACAAGCTCGTCAAAGTTTCTGCTCTCCCAATCGAACAGATTGTCAAAGAGAAAATCACAGAAAAACTTGTCGCGGCTTTCGAAAACGGAATCACCGTCGGTACAGGCTCTGGCCAGCCGCTCGGCGTTTTCACCGCATCTGCAAACGGCGTTCCAACATCACGCGATGTAACAACAGCCGGGGCAACACTTGCTTCAGACGACCTCATCAAGACAAAGATGAGCCTGAAACCTGCTTACCGCCGAAAGGCCCGCTGGGTAATGTCTACAGACATCCTCACAGACTGTCTGCTCTTGAAAGACAAGAACGACCAGTATTTGTGGCGGCCGGGCTTGCGTGACGGAGACCCGGACACATTGCTCGGACTTCCGGTTATCGAATCGGCTTACGCTCCATCAACAAAAACATCAGGCAGCTACATCGCCGTTCTCGGTGATTTCAGCTACTACTGGTGGGCTTATGTTGACGGAATCGAAATCAAGAATCTTGTCGAGCTCTTTGCCCTCAAGAATCAGCTTGGTTTCAAGGGCACTGCATACGCAGACGGCGCTCCGGTTCTCGCTGAGGCATTCTCACGCGTAAAAGTAGGAACATCAGAGTAGTTTGAATAAACATTCACGGGAAGGTGATTTTAACATCACTTTTCCGTGAGTTTTTAAGGAGTTGAAAATGGCAAAAACAAAGAAAGCTGAAATAAAAGAAGCCCTTGAAACAGGCGTTATTCATGACGCACCGGCACAGGCGGAAGAAACAACTGAGCAGACAACTACTGCACAGACGGAAGAAACAAAAACAAAAAAAATTAAGATTCTGAAGGTTGTATGCCGTCCTGAAGGAACTTTCCTTCCAGGCAGAATCTATGAGATTGATTCCAAACTTGCTGACAAGCTGATCGCAAGTGGAAACGCAAAAGAGGAACAGTAAGAATGTCATATATCACGCCCGAAAACCTCAAGAAGTTCTCAGACAAATTCCCCTCGGATGAAACACTGCTGCAAAACTACTGTGATACAGCAGAGCAGATTATCGAGGAGTATTTGGGCTATTGCCCGGAACTGAAAAGCTATGAGACCGTAGAGCGTGGTATAGGCTCGATGTATTTCGCACTTGAGGCAAAGCCGATTGCTGAACTTACCGCAGTTTCGGCGGACTCATCTGAAATTGAACTGGCAAACATAAAAGTCATCAAGAATACGAATTACATTGCCTTTGACGACGGCTCGAAATTCCTTTGCGGCGTGAAATATTCCGTCTCATATAAGGCTGGATACGAAACGGTCCCGGCACAGATTGTGACGACCGGATTGCAGATCGCCTCACTTCTTTGGGAAAGTTCGGGTGGAAACCTTGCAGTTACATCAACGAGTTTCGCCGATTCAGGAAGCCGCACATTCCAGAGCTTCAAGCCAGATCGCTTTCTTGACCAAATATCACTTTACAGGATGGCAAAGGTAGATTACTGATGGGTAAGACAGGACAGTTTCTTTCGGTAAAAGCGGATGTCTCCCGTGCACAAGTTGCCCTTGCGGGAACTTCAAAAAGCCTTGTTTCAATATCCCGGCAAACGCTCGGAATTATCGGAAAGGGTACTGTCAAAACGATTAAACGGGAAATAAAGGCTCTCACGGAGACACGCACAGGCGAGCTTCTAAAGGCCTACCGATACAAGGTAAGGAAAGACGGTACGCTGGCGAATGTCTTTCCAAAAGCATTGAACGGCGAAAAGTCAATTTTTCCAAAAGCCATGGCCCTGAGCTACGGCACAAAGAATGGAAGACTTAAAGCCCTGGGATTCGTTCAGAGCGGCGAGAAATATGCTGAGTCGGACGATTGCCAGTCTGATATCGATAAGATGATTCAGAAAGAACTCGCTAAATACTGGAGCTGAAAAAATGACTGTATCTTTATATGAAAAACTACAGACTCCCATATAAAGGTTCAAAAAATCAAATCGTCAAAAAAATAATTGATTTATTTCCACAAAAAGAAAAATTCTATGATTTGTTTTGCGGCGGATGTGCAGTCACTCACGGAGCCATGCTTTCGGGAAAGTTTGAGACATTCACGGCGAACGACATCTCGGACTATCCCTCTGTTTTTCTTGAAGCCATAGCGGGCAAGTTCAGGAATGAAAAGCGGTGGATAAGCCGAGAAGATTTTTACAGGCTGAAAGCTAAAGAGCCTTATATCCGCTATTGCTGGAGCTTCGGGAACAACGGCGACAGTTATCTTTACTCGAAGGAAGTCGAGCCATGGAAGAAAGCCCTGCATTATGCGCGCGTCCACGCTGATTTCTCGCTTATGGAGCGCTTCGGAATAAAGACCGACGGCACAGGGGCGGACATAAAACGGAACATGGACGAATACAAGAAGAAATATATCATCTGGTATTGCTCGAATGTCCTGCATTCTTCTCTTGATGTCCTTGAACTCCAGAAGAATCTGACGGAACGCATAGAGCACAACAGAGAGGAACTGCGCGCTTATCTTCTCGAAGGACTGAAAAAAGCAAACAAACGCCCTTGCGATGTTGACAGGTTTTTAGGCACCAACGGTATGGCGAAGCATTATTTCAGCAGATCTCAGTGGGAATTTCCGACAAGGGAAGTTTATGAGAAATTGCAGGGCTTTCTGTATCTGCCCCGGAATTACGAGGAAATCTACGGCTTGCAGGAACTTCTGCAAAGCCTGCAAAGCCTGCAAAGCCTGCAACTGGAAAGCCTGCAAAGCCTGCAAAGCCTGCAAAGACTGGAAAGCCTGCAAAGACTGGAAGTTTTACGGGGCGACTACAGGGAAGTAAAAATCAAGTCAGATTCTTTAATTTATTGCGACATTCCTTATAAGGGCACCTCTGAATATATCGGCGGATTTAACCACGCTGAATTTTATGAATGGGCCCAAAAGCAAAAGGAACTCGTGATAATCTCAGAATACTCAATGCCCGAAGACTTCATCTGCATAGCACAAGTTGAAAAGTCAGTTACTCTATGCTCAGGCAGTCATCGAAAGAAAGCTGTTGAGAAACTTTTCGTCCCCGGAAATCAGAAAGACTTGTGGGAACTGATACGGCCGAAAAAGACGGTGCAGAAAGAATTTGATTTTTATTAATCACAGGGGCGGTTTTTCTTTTTAAAAATGACTGTAAGGATATGGAAGAAATCTTCAATCACATAAAAAACTTCATTCTTTCTACTGTAAATGGTTACATTTCCGAAATGGCAGATGAAGAGACACCAATGAACACTGTTGATGAGCAGTTTATTGTTTTCGGTTCGGTGGACCTGTCTCGCTATGACTCGAAAGTCGTCTGCTCGATTTTGCCGGACAGTCAGGAAGAGAACGAAGAAGAAATCGGAAGTTATAAAATCACCTCTGGTTTCACAGTTACATTCTTATGCAAAGGTTATCCGCAAGATGTCCTTGTCCGCCAGATATGCAGGTATGGCGCGGCATTCCGTCGGGCGGTGCTGGATGATGTCTCACTCGGTCAGACGGTGGAACGGTCTGAAATCGGAAGCCGTGAATTCTTTACCGATGCAGGAACGGTTGAGAAACAGGTCACGGCGGTAGAAATCGGGCTTACGGTAGAAACCGAGGACGAAATCGAACTTTAATTAGGAGAAAAAAAGATGGACAAAACAACCCTCATCAAAAAACACCTTATCCGCCCTTTCCTTAACGGCGGAAGTTCTGCAACTCCAAGCTGGGTGCAGATTAAGAAGGCTACGGAAAACACAATCAACATGAATCCGACAACGGAAGACCGTGATTACATCTCGGACGAACAGCCGACAACGGAACTTCTCGCCTACAAAATGAATGTGGCTTACGGTGTAACGACATATAAGGGCGAGCCAGATTTTGAGCTTTTCTACGACTTGTACAAAAACCGATACACCGGTTCAGATGCACAGAAAGAGCTTCTTCTCGTGTATCTCTTTGACAAGGGAAAGCTCGGCGACAAAGATGTCTATTTCGCTCAGAAATGGAATTCTACGATTGTCGTCAATGACTTCAATACAGTCGGAACTGTAATTGATGTTGAGGTAAATGCAAACGGAACTCCAACAATCGGCTATGTCACGATTGAGAACGGAAATGTCGTTTTCACAGAGCATGAAGGCGGCCTGCCAACATTCACCCTTCTCGAAACAGAGCCGGAGGACTGGGCGACAAATTATGCCGATTACTTCACAAAGGACGGAGACACATATAAAAGCGTAGTGGGAGTCCCTCAGGATTCTTACGAGCTTCTTGCAAGTGCTCCTGAAGACTGGGCAACGAATTGGACTGACTATTACACAGAGTCAGAGGGAGTCTACAGCCCTGTCACCGGAGACTCAGCTCCTGAGTTCGCCACAGACACCTATTACAGGAAAGTCACTTCGACTGTTGCCCCGGCATTCGCAGAAAACACCTACTACAAGGCGGACTAAGATTGCTTGACCTCTCGAAGGCAAAAGCCCCTGAAGCCGTTAAGGTTGACGGGGTTTTTTACGCCATAAAAACAGATTTTAGAAACTGGATAAATTTCTCACGAATTCTCAGAAGCGACAGCCCGCTTTTCTCCAACTTCGATTTTATTTATGAGACATCAATCCCGGATAACCAACAGGCCGGATTTGATGCCCTGATGGAATTTTTTGAAAACAAAAAGGAACTTCCGCGGATCATTGAAGATTCTAGCAACATCCGGGTTCTTGATTACACTTTGGATGCAGAGCTGATTTTTTCAGCTTTTATGGAACAATACGGAATTGACTTGTTTGATGAAAAACTTCACCTGCATTGGTGGAAATTCCTTGCATTGCTTTCGGGGCTGCACGGAACAAAACTGAACGAAGTAATGGCTTACAGATGTTTTGACGAAAATGCTAAGACAGACTGGAAACAAACTCAGATTTTGAACAGAAAAAGGTGGGAACTGCCTCGACAACTCACGGCGGCGGAAAAGAAAGCCGAAGAAGATTTTGACAGGCTGTTAGGAGAAAAGAAAGACTAATCAGAATTACGGTTCTCTTCAAAAGTCCATGAGACACCGTCTTTTGTCCATTTATATGCGATTACAGCAGCGATAATGATGAAGATTGCCCAAATCATAGCTCACCCCCTGCATTTTTATTGTAAGCCTAAAATGACTGTATTGTAAAGGATTTTATATGGCAAAAAATAAGAATGTAACTATTAAAATCGGCTCTGATGTTGAAGAAGCAAAAAAAGGCATAAACTCAATATCAAGCCAATTAAACCAGCTCGCTAAAAATGTTCAGAAACAGCAGAAGCCTCTTAAAAACTTTCTTGATTCATTTAATGCAGTCGGAAAGGCGTTCGGAATAGCAAGGAGTGCTTTCTCTGCGGTAAAAGGAACGATTGACGACATAACGAACTCTTACAATGTTCAGGCGCAGGCGGAAAAACAGCTTGAAGCCGCTGCAAAAAACAATCCGTACCTTTCAGAATATTCAGTCCAGCAGCTGGAAGAGTTTGCAAGCGGATTGCAGTCCATTTCTACGGTAGGCGATGAAGAGCTTTTGCCGATGATGGCACAGCTTGCAGCCGCCGGAAGAACACAGAACGAAATTCAGGACATAATGGCCGCAGCTCTGGACATGTCCGCAAGCGGTGCAATGTCACTTGATGCCGCGGTGAAACAGCTCAACGCCACTTATTCGGGCTCTGCCGGAAAACTTGGTCAGCTGAGCGGTGAAGTTAAGGGATTGACGACGGAACAGCTCAAAAACGGAGAGGCCGTCAAAATAATGAAGGAGCAGTATTCGGGTATTGCAAAATCCGTTACAGATAGCACCGGCGGCTGGAAGCAGTTTAAGAATACCCTCGGAGACCTTAAAGAGACACTCGGCTCATCATTTGCAAATTTGCAGAACTCGGCAGGAAAAGTCCTTAACAATTTTTTCGGCACCATCATTGAAAAACTTTCGGCAGCCGGGAAAGAAGCGGACGAGTTCAAGAAAAAGCTTCATATTACGGACACCCTCAACGATGCGGATGCAAGCGTAAGCGACCTTAACGGAGTCGTCGAACAGTTGCAGTCAGAATTAAAAGAAATTGACGACATCAAGGCTTTCAGCAAACTTTCGGGCGGAGCAAAGGAATTCAAAAAAAATGCGGAAGAAGCCCTCAAAGCCGCAAAAGCGCAGAAAGAAGAGGATACTCTTAAATGGACTAACGCTCATATTGAAGCGGTAAACAGATACGCCGAGGCTTCAATAAAAGGCGACAAAGACAGAATGTACACCTCGGACCAGACAGTAAAACAGATCCAGGCAAACATGCAGAAGATTCTCGCCGAAGATGAGGCTTTTATTACAAAAGCTGAGGATAATTTCAAACAAGCCGACAAGGAAGCGAGCAGACTCAATAAGAGGTGGGTTCTTGAATTTTCTCAATCTGCTGAGGGCCTTGCAGCAGAAAGGGTGAAAGTCGAGCAACAGCTTACAACGGCAATAAAAAAACGGGATGCCGCACAAAAAGAAGCTGACAAGAACAAGGGCAAGGCTGAATCGTTATCAAAAGATGAAAAAGCCCTTGAACTCATTTCCAAAAATAACGCGGAACTTCAAAAGCAGCTTGCCGCAATCGAGCGAAAATACTCATTAATGCAGAGCGAGGGACAGGAAATTGACGAGCTGGCAAAGGCTCAGGAAATACTCTCCGCAAAGGAAAGTTCATACCTCGCCCTGATTTCAGAGGACACATCCCTTGTAACGCAGAATAATGCCGTGGCAAAGGCAAGGCTTGCCGAAATAAAGTCAGCTTATGATGAAGTAACTGAAGCGATAAAGAAAAAGGCCGCAGCGGAAAAGGACAAGAAAGCCCTCGAAGACCTAAACAAGGAAACGGAAAAACTCACCGAAGAGGCAAAGAAATTTGTCGGACAGATAAAAGATGTAAAGTTGTCTGACCGTATAAGCGAACAGATTTCTTTGCTAGAGGCAAACAAGGCTAAAATTGAGGGAAACACCGAGGCTCAGGAAGCATACAATCAGAAAATACGAGAGCTTAAAGACCTTCTTGTCCAGGTCCAGGCGGAAGAAGCAGCCCGCTCGGAAAACGAAACAGCCGTTCAGTCATGGGCGAAACTGCATGAGCAAAAGTTCCAGATTGCCTCAGACTTTGCCGCGAAATACGACGAAATAATGAGCGGAATCTCTAATCTTGTGGCGCAAAATGCAAAGAACGAAGCGAGCGTAAAACAAGCAGAACTTGATAAACAGCTCAAAGCCGGATTAATTTCTGAAGAAGAATACGCAGAAAAAAAAGAACAGATTGAACGGGAATCAGCTGAGAAACAATACAAGATGCAGATGTGGGCGTGGGGTGCTAACCTTCTTAACATTCAGGCGCAGACGGCTCTTGCAATCGTAAAGGCTCTTGCTGAGGGCGGTCCGTTCACAGGTCCGGCAATGGCGGCACTCATCGGCGTACTTGGCGGAGTCCAGCTTGCCACAGCAATAGCCAGCAAACCACAGCCGCCAGCATTCGCGACGGGCGGAATCGTCGGCGGCAACTCATACACGGGCGACAATGTGATAGCCCGCGTCAATTCGGGAGAGCGGATTCTTACACAGGCACAGAGCAAGGCACTGGAGAACTCAATAGCGAGCCTTGGAAGCGGCGGGGGCGGCGTTTCCATGAATGTCAAAATCATCAACAACGCTTCGGGTGAAGTAAGTGCCACCCCGAAAATGACAGCACAAGGCTTGCAGGTGACGATTGATAAAATGGTCAATTCCTCAATGAAAGAAGGAAACTATACGGACTCAATGAACATCGCACAATCACGGGCAAAAGGAGCGGTTTATCTATGACAATTACACAGTGGAGTGAAAGCGTAAATTCAAAGTTCTTTGCTTTCAATGAGAAGCCAAAAGAGAATACAAGGCAGACTGATTATTTATCGGGCAGGGTGACGGCCTATCAGGTCAATACCAGAAATGTAATGACATTCTCTTGCAGCCTTCAGCTCACGAAAGAAGAACTGGCAAATTTCTGGGAATGGTTCAATGATGAGTTAGGAGGGCTTTCCGGCGTATTTTCATGTGCTGCACTCGGTCAGGGCTATTACAGGTTTGCCGAAATTCCTGATCCGCAGGACACAAATCAGCTTTACCGAGTCCTTTCAATGAACATTGAGGAGGTTTACTGATGACCGACCAGGAACTTTTTGACAGATTCTTTTCAGGCGGAAAATTCTCCCTGCCATACCTCGTTAAATTCTATCACCCTACGGCGGGCACGATAAGGCTCGTAAACAACACTGAGGCGATAGAACTTGACGGCGAGGAATATATTCCTTCTTCGTTCGACTACACACCGCCCGACACGGCCGGAAAAGGCGCGAGCCTTAAAATCACAGGCATCGACAACGGACTCATTGAATTTGTTGAAAATGCAAACTGGCAGTACCGCCTTGAAGTCACCGGAGTAATTGCCGAGGACGGGACCGTGCAGAAAATCAAGTCTTATGTACATTTTTACGGCTCCGTTTCATACGGCGACGACATGCAGCTTCAGTTCCAGCTTGGCAGGGACGACAGGCTTGATATGACTTTCTGCCCCTACACTTACGACACCGACAATAACAGGGCGAACGCATAAAACTGACTGTATAGGCATGGAAAAAGAAACTGATTTCTCTGACATGATTGGCGTTCCGTACAAAGACGGCGGCCGGGATTTAAACGGACTTGACTGTTACGGTGCGGTGATTATGGCAGCAAGACGGCGGGGGAAAACTCTCCAAGACATACGCTATACAGACCATAACCCGAATCTAGCCCATGAATTTGCGCCTACGCTTAATGTAGAACTGATTGAAAAGCCAGAGCCGGATGCACTTATTGAAATGGTTTGCGGATATGAGCTGCATATCGGCTTCTGTATCGATGAGACGACTTTTCTTCATGCCACGAGAAGCCAGGGCGTGCGTATATCACGGATCGGCTGCATACCGGCAAAAAACTTTTATAGGATAGTATAAAATGGGACTTCTTCATATTTATGACACTGTTTCAGACAAGCATGAGAGCATAAAGGCCTCTGGAAGACTCTGCGACATTCTTCCGAACTACGATTTTTCACATGCCGTGATAATCAAGGCTGGAGAACGGCTCACCCCCGATTATGTCGTGCGTGACGATGACATACTTTATATACGCACTTGTCCTTCCGGTGTTACGGCACTTACGGTCACGGCAATCGTAATCGCTGTTGTAGCAGTTGGTGTCGGTGTCGGTGTCGGAATCTATTCCTACAAACTGGCACAGCAAGCGGCGGACCAGGCGGCGGAAGCAGAAAGGAACTCAAAGAAACTCTCACAGCAAGTCACTCAATATCCTTTCATAAAGGGTGCAAGCAATCAGAATGCGCTTGGAAATGCAATCCAGTATCTTTTCGGCAATATCTACAACACTCCGTACAAGCTGAACGAAGGATTTTACTCAATCGGCGGTGCAGACGGCTCAAAGCAATACTACAATGTGATTCTTTCCGCCGGATGGGGACCGCAGCTGATTAAGTCACTGTCGATTGGCAATGAAAAGATAAAAAACTTCGCGAACACTTCTCCTCAGGAATTAACCACGGGGTTTGATTATACATCCTTATATTATGATGCGGAGAATGTCATTGAAATTGCTCAGGAACACGAATTTACAAGCCCCATATTCCAGCAGAAGGTTCGCGGCGAGTATTCAGGCGAAGAAATAAAGCATGACAACGGTTCTCCTGCTGAGCCGCTCATCGTACAGCTTGCGGAACATACAATGAAGGCAGAAATTTGCATTCAGTTCACAGGCCTCAGGCAGTTCGTAGATAATGAGTGGGTAGGAAAAACCGTCACGGTCACACCGTACTGGTCAAACGACGGCGGCTCGACATGGAACGCATTCACCTTTGACAGGGGAAATAATACTTTCTCATATAACTCAGACCATACATTAAGATTCACCGCTACACTGGCTTTCAGCTATGCCCAGGCTTACGGCAAGCAGATTTCAATAAAACTGGTGCGCGAAACAGAAAAGGCCAGCTCAAATTCTCAGGAAGGGTGCTATCTTCTCTATTACAATTCATTCTGCTATGACAACAAGAAAAGCTCGACGGGAGTTCTTGTCCCATGCTCGCCGATAGAATCTCCGTTCATGGAAAAGACTACCCGCATAGGTATTAAAATCATCGCAAACTCGAACACAAGCGGAATGCTCGACAAGTTTAACTGCATGTGTTACGGAGTCGCCAGAACATGGAACAAAGTTCTCAGGGTATGGAGTGAAAGCAAGACCACTACCAGAAATGTTGCAAGCTGGATCCTTGAGATTATGGGAAGCGACACGCACCTTCCGTCAAAAATTTCTGACTCACAAATCGACCTGCTTTCTTTCGGCAGGCTTTACGAATATTGCGAGGAAAACGAATTCTATTGTGACGGCATCGTTACGCAGGGCATTAAAAAAGAAACGCTTCTCTCAAAACTCCTGCTTCTATGCAATGCCGACATGTACATCGATTCGGACGGAAAATACTCAATCGCAATCGACAAAAAGGAATCGACTCCCGTTGCATTGCTCAATGCTCAAAGCGTCCGGAGCGTTATTGTCGGAAAATCCTTCGAGCGCAAGAGCGATGGACTCAAGGCGACATTCACAAACCGCGAAAGCTGGCAAATCGACACGATGTATGTCATGCGCGACGGCGGAGAAAAGGGAATTGACGACACCTGCACGGAAACAAGCATTGAGTTTGCGACAAACTCGGACCATATTTATAAAATCTGTCAGAGGCAGCTCAGGCGTCAGATTCTCCAGCCCCGCGAAATTACCGTAAAAGTCGGTCGTGAAGGTGATTACTATCCGCTATATTCAACAGTATACCTACAGCTTGAGCAGCTGAGGCAGGGACTTGCAAGTGCGGTAATTCACAAAATAATAAAAAACCCTCTCGGTAAAATCACAGCCCTTGAAGTAAGTGACCTTCTGGATTTCGGCAACGACTTTTCACAGGATGAATATATTGACGAAAATGGCAGCACCTATATCGATGAAAACGGAAATCCTTATATTTATATTGAGGGCCCGGAAAATGCCACTTACGGAGTTATTATCCAGGCACAGGATGAAAACGGCCGCAAATCTGTCGGCGCGAAGGTTTACGGATTCGGCAAATCACGCACCGTATATTTCCTGTCTCCGCTCGATCCGGGCGAAGGCGTACAGATACAGCCCGGAAACATCCTTTCTTTCGGACTCCTTAACGAGCGGGGAGAATTTGACCGCATTACGAATGTAATGAAAATTACGGCGGTCAAGCCGGAATCTGACGGCTGGGAACTTGTGCTGAAGGATTATTCCGAAGCCATTTATGAGTATGGCATTATTCCTGAATACAAGAGCAACCTCACCACGCCAACCGCACAGGCTCTTCCTTCGGAAACCATAAGGGAAGAAGCAAGAAAAAGCGAACAGGCTCAGACAAACGCGGAAACAGTCGCAGCCGTTTCTACTGCAATCATAACCAGTACAACGAAACTTGAGGTCAGCCGCACTTCCATTCAGTTTCACATCAACGGCGAGGACAACACCCTTTACTCGGAAACGGCAACATTTACCGCCGCCCTCATGCGTAACGGCGAGGGAGTCACACCCGATACTATTTCCGCAACCTGTGACAGCAATGTTTTTGCCGTGTCTGCATCAATAACAGAGCTTGTAATAACCGTGTCAGTGACATCTGTTTTCGGGGCTTCTTTCTCCGGTGCATCGGTCACGGTTACGGTAACAAGCGGCGGGCTGTCATATTCAAATAAATGCACGGTTACGGCGAGCGACACGGGAAAGTATCTCGGACCGATTGCTTCAGTTGCAAACATCCCCCAAGCTCCGGGTTTAGGAGACTACTTCACATGGACTGGGGCAAACACACAAAGCAGCCTTGTGACTGGCGGGACCCTTTATACATCATACCTTTACCGCTATACCGGCGCGCACGGCGGAACGGAGACATGGACGAGCGACATCCGCATAGAGCACAATGCGAGTGCCCTGAGCGATGTCCTAAACATGCTGAGTGAAAACCTTTCGGAAAAAAATTCCTACGGCATGACATTCCTGGACCGGCTTGCTGTTAATGCGATTTTTGCCCGCACCCTTGCCGTTCAGTCTGCGTTCATCGATACGCTCATGACAAAGACACTCACGGTACAGCAGAACGGTGTTATCAAGAGCAACGGTTACACACCAGCCGCAACACCTTCTCAAGCACCATCCGGCAGCGGATTCTACATGAGCGCAAACGGCTTCGCGGAATTCTGTAACATCAACATCAGAGGCCAGGCTACTTTCATTGGTAAAAAAGTTGAGGCAAGCGGAACTCTGGTACTCCCGATGAAGTCAAATACAACAGGACTTCAGAAAGGTGAAATCTTTATTTATACAGGAAGCTAAGCATGGGTAAAATTCTTCACTCTACGCCACGCCTTTATTTGCAGAAAGACAACAATTCTCTGCTAAACTTCTATTTATTCTCTACAAAGGATTATTTCAAGTCAGATGTGCTTGTAATTCAAATCAAGAATTACGGATATTTGCCTTTTGTGTACAGAGCTCCGTATGATTTAACTTCAGGCTTAGTCTGCTACAAAAACGGCCTGCTCTACAGGCCTGCAAGCTATGGATTTACAGTGCCCGTTAAGTTCAAAATAGAAGTAGATTATGTCCCCCGCATCAACCCACCTCCGATCCAGATAAAGGTCACGACATATTTCCAGGGGCTGATTGCTATAAATGCCTGGTCTTTTTTAAACATTGATATAGAATTCAAGATGACATTCGATAACGGCACGACACAATCTATACATGTGACGGAACTGGTTACAGATTCAATTTGTTACAACGGATATGGCATTATTAAAAAAATTGAAATCTTCGCAAATGTCTCAAACATATCATTTTCTTTTGATTTTCCTCCAGGACAGGTTGATTATGAGGCGGAACGGGAATTCCCGCTTTAATCTGTAGCAGTGGAAATTCCTTTCCTATTCTCTTATTATTTCCAAGCCCTTACAGTCAGTTTATACTGGGAGTAAGTCACGGAATCCTTTGACGGCCTTGTAAGTCTTTGCAAATGCAGTCTGCTCTGCCATAAACTGCATTCCGCTGAATGTCAGCGTAACATCATCATCAATGATGATGGAATATCTTTTGTAGTTTTTCGGACTGAACTCGTCTTTTGCTCCGTGGTCGCGGACTTCAACACCTTCGACAAAACCGCCGTCAATAAGCGACTTTAGTATTTTTGCAAACCTCGGCCCGCTCATTTCCAGCTCTCCGGCCGTGAAATGCTCGGTGTCGAAAACCTCATTGTCCATCTGCTGGTCGATGTACCGCAATATTCTGTACATCGCGCCGAAACTTGTTTTTACAATCATATCTTCCATGCACTTACAGTCACTTTCCGAGCTTTGCAGCAAGCAAGTCCACTCCGGCCTCCGCGACCACCAGCCCCACTTCCTTTGCAGCGGCCGCTATCTTTGACATCGCGGAATTCTCAATAAGAAACTCTATGCCTTCAAGTGTTATTCTTATTTTCTCCCTGTTCAACACAGGTTCTTTTTCGGAAATAAAATCCTCAAACTCCACGCCCTCAATGTATCCCGCATCCTCAAGCATTTTTAAGTATGCCTCAAACCTGTTCTGAGTGATTCCGAGTTTTTTTGCAGTCAGCACATTTTCTGGAACTTCGTCATAATCCAGTGACAAATCAAGCACATTCAGTATTTGCCATATAATTCCATAACTTGTTTTCATATATCTGTTTTCCATGCACTTACAGTCATTTTCACCCTACACTATCAGCCGGAACAGACTTCGCCTTCGCCGCCTTATTTTTAAAATCTATGAGCATTTCTATTTCTTCCTTGTCCTGCCCGGAAAGCTCTTCCCATGCGGCAAGAAGTTTTTTTTGATCTGGGGTGAGTTCCGGGGCTTCCTGGCTCTCGCCGAACACGAGCCACCAGATGTCCACGTCAAGGAATTTCGCGATTTTAAGGGCAACATCAGCCGGTGGAACAGCACCATTTTTCTTCCAATCAGAAATAGTAGGACGTCGAATCTGAAGGAATTCAGCCAATTCTTTTTGAGTTATTTTTTTTTCTTTGAGGACTGTATCAAGCCTGTCACTAAACATTTCCATACTAAAAAAATCGAAAAAAAAGTACGAAAAGTGTACAAATTTTATTGACTATGTACGCTTATCGTAATATTATAATTATAGAAAGTACGCAATGCGTACATTTTCGCTATATCCTAGGATATAGACAATGTTTTGCTTGACAAAACATTGTTTGGGGTCCCCGAAGCCGTATCCCAACAGGCAATGACAGCAAGCCTGCACCCCGGCTTTGAGGAATGTGAGGGGAAGTATTTAAGGCAGCACGGCAAATCAAGGGTCGTGCCGCCGTTTTTTTTGTGAAGAGTGGAAAATGAGACTGCCGTTAGTGGAGCTACATGCGGACGCTAAGTTGGAAACGGCAGAATCACCCTCTTTCCCTCTCGCTTCACAAACAAGGGAGCTTCAGTAGCAGATGAAGTTCCCGCGAATTATCGGATTAACCTTGGGCGGAGGGGATTCAAAGCGGCTGCTAACGCTTTGTCTTCCCGAAGCCCGTTTTTTTTATACGGGGGTCTTGATGGAGAACAAGATTGAAATTAAGGACGAAGTGCTTACGACAGCTGATGTCGCAAAAATCCTGAAACTTTCAGTACAAGTGATCAGGAAACTTCCCATCCCAAAAGTGAGGTTCAACAGAAGCATCCGGTACAAAAAAGCGGATGTGGAAGCATGGCTTGAAGCTCACAAGGAGACGGTGAAATGAAAAGTGCTGACTGGCTGAAAGTCGCCGCACGATTGGAGCGTGAGGCGGGTTCCATGAAATACGGAACTGTCGGCGTAACCGTGCAGGTACACGAGGGAGAAATCTGCAAGATACGCTACAACAGACAGGACTGTGAGGCTTTCGAGGTCACAGGGAAAAAAGAAAAAAGGGAGAAATAAAGTTCTTGCAGGGAGGATCAGGAAATGAAACGAAAGCACTTCAAAAAGTTTACGATAAGAAAAAATTCAAAAGGCTACTGGGAAAAGGGCGGCGGTTGCGAAACAGAACTTTTGGTCGCAGTCGTGTGCCTGGGACTCATGGTGTTTCTTATCGGGTCGGCAATTCTGACACGCCTTTTCTGGGGGTGAGCATTATGGAGACAATGACACTTAAGAAGGCCGTGCTGACCGTGTTCGACTCGCTCCCTGTAGGTTCCGAGTTTTACGCAAACCAGCTCAAGGCAAAGGCGGCGGAGCTTTTCCCGCCAGCTGCAAACAAATACGAGAATTCAATCCTAATGGTAATCCGTCGTCACAGGCGGGAATTCTACCACTATGCGGACAGGGCTGGAAAGCTCGTAAAAATCGGGGAATAAAAAAGTGAGTACGAAAATCATTGCGATAGACCTTTCTGCAAGAAAAGTAAACATCATATTCAACACCATGGAAGAGGCAAGGTCTTGTTTTACCGCAGCACCGCAACTGCAACACAAAATGCAGCACAAACAATTCCGTGATGTTCTGAGGCACGGAAAGCCCGTCTATATGACGGAAACGCAGGAAGCCTTCTGCCTGGATGAACTTCTGGAGCCTGAAAAATGATTGACAACAAACCCAAAAAAACAAGGCGTAAAATTTTTTACCGGGTGTCGGTGTTTGACGAAAAGTTGAACAAATACTTGGTAAAGAAATGCTCGCTTAAACTTTGCGAGGCGATACGGCTTGTTGACGAGTACACGGCAGGCGGAGAAATGGCGTTATTTCTTCCCTGCATCAATGACTAGCTAAAGGAATAATGGAGATGAAAGAGATTCTGGAACAATACCTGACGGAGCAGGCAGAAAAAGACCCGGCCTTTGCCGAAAAGTTCGATGCAAAAAAAATGAGCGCGTGCGTCTCCTATGTGACGGAGCGGGCAAGAAAACATCTTCAGGGCAAAAACGGAGCCGTTGAGGATGCAGTCGTCTACAAATGGGCTCGGGATTTCTTCAATGACGGAGAGGCAGAGGAAGCCAAAGAGGACGAAAACGGACCGAAAACCAAAGCCCCGGAAAAGGCAGAGCCGAAAATCAAGAGCTGGGAAGAGGCAAAGGCTGAGATTGAGGCGCGCAAGAAGCGCAAGGCAAAGCCAAAGAGTGAGCCAGAGAGCGAAGGCCCGAAGCAGCTTCTTTTTGACTTCATGCAGTAGGGGGCGCGGAGGATGCACAGGCTTAACGCGGATACCTACTTCTGCATAAACGCGGACGACAGGCTTGAGCTTCAGGTGCGTGCCAGGTGGCGCGACCTTGAAATGACTGTCTATAAGGAGGACGAGGACGGCGGGATTTATTGCCGTAACCTCTATTCGAGCATGTGCTACGGCGGCTATTTCGTGGCGTTCCCCGGTGAGAAGGGGCGTTTCGGAGAAACAGAGAAGCTGGAGGAATGGGCGGAGGCGGAACGGCTTCCGGTTACTGGCGGATGCGTAACGGAAACGGAAATGGAGCTGATTTCAAAGAGGCTCGGTGATTTCCGCTACGTGCTCAGGAAATGGCAGGCACGGCAACGGATACCGCGCTCGCAGGTTCTTGAGGCTTATTCAGTCTGGAAGGAGCACCCGGAAATAGAGCACCTTGTGGCGGGCGGATTCTTCCGGCTCGCATTCACCCCGGCTTTTTACAGACGGAGCAAGGCACAGAAAAAGAAAATCATCGCCCTTCTGAGAACGGAAAGGCGGGACATAACGCTCAAAGAGCTTGAGACGAGGATCAAGTACGGCATCACGGCTGCACAGTATGAGGAATTTCAGAACCTGAAGGACATCACATGGAAGACGTACAAGTTTTCATATCCTGAATACCTGTACGTAAAGAAATGCACCGCCCTTAAAGAGTACGGCAAAGTCCGCGATTTCTGCGAGCTGTACACTGACTATAAAAGGATGGTGAGGGAGCTGAAGAAACAGAAGGACGATTACTGGCACTTCCCCAAGGATTTGAGGAAGATGCACGACAAGGCGGTCCGTGAGGTAAACGCCCTGCATGTATTCCAGGAGCAGAAGAAGCTGGAAGAGAAACAACAGAAATACCTTGCGGCGGTTGCGGCCTTCACCGACATTCCTAAGAATTTCGGGGCTTATGAAATCGGAATCCCCGGAAGCCTTGCGGAATGGAAGATGCAGGCGGACGTACTCCACCAGTGCATAATCACGGCGAAGTACGACGAGAAGGTTATAAACAACACCTGCCTTATCGTGTTCGTGAGGGAGAACGGAATACCGAGGGCTACGGCTCAGGTTTATAAAAACGGAAACATCGGGCAGTTCTACGCTGACGAGAAAGCGAAGGACATCCACCCGACGGAAGAAATAAAAAAGGCTTTCGGACAATGGCACACGCTTTTCATGGAGCGGGTGAGGGAAACCGAAAGGCTGAAGGAGACGGCATAAGATGGACATTAACGAGATTCAGGTCGTGAAGAACGAGGGCGGCGAGCTTCTGGCACAGGACTTCACCAAGACCGCTGGCGATTACCTTGCTTCGATGGGAAACAAGCTCCCTGAAAATCAGCGGACGCAGTTCCTTGAAATCTGCAAGGCTTTCTGCCTTAACCCTTTCAAGCGTGAGATTTACGCCGTTCCGTACGGCAATGACTTCAACATCATCGTCGGCTTTGAGGTTTATCTTAAGCGTGCCGAACGCAGCGGAAAACTCTCCGGATGGAAGGTATGGACCGAGGGCGCGGGCAACGACATCAAGGCTGTCATTGAGATTCACCGCAAGGATTTTGATTTTCCTTTCGTTCATGAGGTCTATCTGAGCGAGTACAGCACAGGAAAAGCAATGTGGGCAAAGTCGCCTAAGACAATGATTAAGAAAGTCGCCATGTCGCAGGGGTTCCGCTTGTGCTTCCCTGACGAGCTGGGCGGTATTCCTTACACGCAGGAAGAGATTACCGAGGAACTTGCTGACGAGGCTCTTAAACCCGCCAACATCCCGGAAACCGAGGCCCCGGAACAACCCGCACCAATATTCACGGCAAACACATTTCAGGAGGCAAAATAAATGAGCTGGATTACAAACGCGCAGTATGTACCCGCAACTAAAAGCTGCGAGTGTCAGGACGGCACTTATGACATCATGATCTGTGATGTCAAATATGAGCAGTATCAGGGGAAAAATGTGCTTGCCGTGTTCTTCCATGTAAATGCACCGACTTGGAACAAGATTCCGTACCGCCACACCATTTTTGAGGGCGACAATTTCGATTACGGGCTTTCACGGCTCTGCGACTGCTTCGGCGTCAACTTCCAGGAAGTAATCGGCGGAAACTTCAACCCGTTCGTGAACAAGGTCGGAAAGGCTGAATTCAGCCATACAAAACAAAAGAAAGTCGTCACCGGCTATGATCAGGCTGGAAAACCCATCGAGGAATGGAAGACCGAAAAAAGCCAGTATGTAAACGCCAAGCTGATTGAAAAGGCTCAGCCACAGGAAGCAAAACCTGCTCCAGTTCAACAGCCCGCACCGCCTATGTCTCAGGCTGACGCAAACGGAATGGCTCAGGCTTTTGGAACGCCGAATACAGCCGGAACTCCTACATTCTAAAAACACATTGCCCTGTAAATGCTGGAATATTTTACGGGGCAAAATCTGAATAAAAAAAGGACTTGTTAAGCGATGACCGATTCTTTTGTTACATACCGCTCTTTTCACGAAGCTCTGAAAGATTTACCGTCTGAACAATATGGAAAAATCATGTTTGCTATCAATGAATACGCACTCAATCAGAATGAAATTGAATTGAGTGGAATTGAAAAAATCGTGTTCACGCTTATCAAGCCTCAGCTCGATGCAAACCTTAAGAGACAGGAAAATGGCAAATACGGCAGTTTAGGCGGACGGCCGAAGAAAGAAACTAAAAACCCTATGGGTTATGAAGTTTCCGAAAATGAAAACCCTAATTTAAATTTAAATGCTAATGAGAATTTAAATTTAAATGATGATGGTGAAGGTGAATTTAAAGACTGTGAGATTTCCGAAAAAAACGAAAATCTTTGTGAAAAACAAGAAAATCAACCGTCGCCACCTTCCCCGCCGTCAAAAATGAGTGATTCTCAGGAAAATTACTCACGCATTGTCTTTGATAAATTTAAAAATGCGGGATTGCCATGTCAGAAAGGCGACTTTTTCCGCTTCCAGTCGTGTGATTTCCGGCTTGCGCTTCAAAAACTCAAAGGGATTCCGTCACAGGACGTGATTTCCGCCGTTGACAATTACATCGCGGAACTTAAAAACGCTGAGTCTTACATCGACAAGGAATTCAGCTTTGACGCTTTCGTTTCCTCAAAGACTTTTTCAAACTGTTTGCCGGCAAACTACCGCCCGAACAACTTCAAGAAGTTCAGCAAGGAGATTCCGAAAGGTCCTGAAAACGAAAAGCCGAGGCTTTTTAAGTGCGACAAATGCGGACGGATTGCCGCCTCATGGTCCGAGAAGCTGATGAAGTGGCAGTGCTCGGAATGCGGCGCGACATTTGATTAGGAGCGTGCAGGATGGAGTTCATAAACAATACTGAAAAGCCCAAAAGCGCAAGGGATGTGCTTCTTGCAGGTTACAGGCGCACGAACGTGCTTGCGGAGAAGGTCGTTTTCAGAAAACCGCTCTCAGGTTCCACGCGATACGCCTTCTGCCCTTATTGCAGGGAAAGGGTAAGACGAGCCGGCGGAAACTGGCAGGCGGAATTAAAGCCGATCCACAAGGTGAAAGTCGAGCTTCTTTGTGACACCGGGGAAGAAGCTACAGTCATTGAGGAATGGCGGTATGAGTGCACCGTCTGCAAGGACATCAACAGGCGGAACAGAGTGCTCACCGAAGATGACTTTATCCGTGCTTATGCAGAACCGCCCAAAGAGCCGACATCACGGACATTCAAGAAGACTCCCGACATAGTGGAGCGTTTCCTTGGAATGAAATAGGGGGTGTCCTGAGGATTGAAAAGTGTTTATGTTTTTTTTCTTCGAGTTTACATATCAGGATTTTGTAGAAGAGTTGCCGTTCTTCGCAGAGCCGAAAACAGACAGTGAAATTCTGATCAACCTGCAATATGCGTATCTCGTAAGAAAAGACAGAAAGGCACAGGCCGCGCTCTGGTTAAAGGCCATTGAAATTGCAAAGAAGTTTATCCGCAAGGAGCGAAAAGCAAATGGCTTTTATCTTGACGATGATGATTTTTATGAAAAAGCGGTAGAAGCCGTTGAGTACATAATGAGGCGGTATGCAAAGCGAAAAGACAATTATTGCTGGAGCGTAAGAAAAAATTATGTATCGGCAATCTATAACGGAGTCCGACACGCTTTGTATTACCAGAGCAAATCGGAACAGCTTTACTCAAAGCTGAAAAAACTGAAAGGGAGGAAAAATGACAGTCTACATTTCAGGGAAAATTACTGATGATAAAAATTACAGGGCAAAGTTTGCGAAAGCAAAAACAAATCTTGAGGTACAAAATTACAATGTGATAAATCCTGCTGATGTCGGAGAATATTCATTCCTGACTTACGAGCAGTTCATGCACATCGATTTTGCGCTTATTGATTGTGCTGATGCAATCTTCATGCTCAAAGACTGGCAGAGCAGCAAGGGCGCAAGAATGGAACTTCAGTATGCGGCGGACTTCCAGAAGGAAATCATCTACGAGGATGAGTCTACAAGAGAGCCGAATTTCCCGATTGTCTACGGCCATCCGATTAAGAAGGTCTTATGACAACAGAGGATTTAATTCAATCTTTTCTGGATGCAGGCCGTCACGCCTTTTCCGCATACACGGCAAAACGCAGCCCGGAAATCAGGAAACTGATAAGGCATGAGACAGTCGTTATCGACGGCAACGAATACAACTGCTTGCAGGAGCTTGTGGTAGTCAAGACCGCCGAGCACATACGGAACATTCTTCCAGATTGTGAGCTGGCAGTAGAACTTAATGGGAATGAATCCACACTTAATGTGGAACTTACGCCGGAAGAAAAACGGAAGCTGACATCTGAGCTTTATGTTTTTCTCAAAGATAACAGATGTATCGAGGGCTGAAAGATGATAATGAAACTGTGTACATATCCTGGATGTAATTGTCTTGTAAGCAACGGAAGCAGATGTCCAAGGCATACGGCCGCAAAAAAAGGCGGATTTTCAGGCAAAAGGACTAAAGGCAGAGAATGGCACTCACTGTACTATTCAGCACATTGGAGACAGTTGCGGCGAGACTTTCTGAAGAAGTTTCCTTTCTGTTTTGTTTGCGGTGGAAGGGCAACGATAGCGGACCACATCGTACCACACAGGGGAAACCCGGACCTGTTCTATAACGAGGACAACTTGCAGCCGATGTGTCAGTCCTGCCATTCGAAAAAAACTTTACGCGAGAACGGCTTTTTCCGTGACCGCAGACAGGGGGAGGGGGGATAAAAAAACATCCGGGGGGCAAGTCTTTCAC